CTGCCGTTCCAACTGACGGTGCAGCAGGTCAATTTCCTTGAAATCACCACCGGTCTTACCGTCCTTAAGGATCAGTTGCACCAGGCGCGCTTCCAGGGCACCGCCTATGCGCTCGACGTTATCGGCCCTATCCCATTCATCACGCGTTTTCCACGCATGAACGGTCTTTTCCTTTTCATCCAGCATTTCTGCAATCGCGCAGATCCGCAGACCGGTCCAGTAGAGGAACTTGGCCTGACGGCGGTTATCGCGGATGGGAGTGGCGTCGGTTGTTGTCATGGCGGCGATGCTGACGCCTCGCGCGCGTGAAGGCGTAGCGATGAGCCATGTAGCAAATGGGCCTACAACTGGCGCTGATTGCCCGCAATTACGCTACTGCCGACGATGTACCTCAACGCAACTGCACCCAGCAGCACCGCTTTGAGGATCCGCTCCATGAAGAAAAAGTTTCGCTCCAAATGGTTCCGCGTCGCCGTAGAAGGTGCGACCACCGATGGTCGTCAGATCGAGCGCCAATGGCTGGTCGATGCTGCCGAAACTTACAACCCGAACACCTATGGCGCTCGCGTCTGGGTTGAGCACTACCGCAGCGTCCTGCCGGACAGCCCGTTCCGAGCTTACGGCGACGTGCTTGCGGCGAAGACTGAAGAAGTCGACGTCAATGGTGTGAAGAAGCTGGCCCTGTTCGTTCAGATCGAGCCGACCGACGACCTGATCGCCATGAACAAGGCACGCCAGAAGCTGTACACCAGTATCGAGATCTCGCCGAAGTTTGCCGACACCGGCCGCGCTTACCTTGACGGGTTAGCTGTCACCGATTCGCCGGCGAGCCTGGGCACCGAGATGCTCACATTCAGCGCACAAAACCCCGACGCCTCACCGCTGAAGGCACGCAAGAGCAAACCGGACAACTTGTTCTCGGAGCTCGTCGAAGCGCAGCTGGAGTTTGATGAAGTCGTCGAAACCCCGAGCGTGATTGACGGCCTGTTCTCCCGCGTTTCCGATTTGCTCGGCCGCAGCAAGGCCAAGGCTAGCAAGGACGAAGTTCAGTTTTCCGAATTGAACGAAGCCGTCGAGGCGCTGGCCGGTCACGCCGCCGATCAGGCCAAAGTCGTCGCCTCAGCCGATGAAGCATTGAAGTCCCTCACCGGCAAACACGAAAAGCTGACCACCGATTTCGCGGACTTGATCAAGCGCCTGGGCGAAACCCAGGACCACAGCCAGCCCACCCGCCCAGCAATGCCTGGCGGCGACGGCGCAGTGCTGACTCCCTACTGATCACGCCGTCCCTTACAAGCTCCCCAGGAGAACACCATGCGTAACGAAACACGACTTGCCTTCAACGGCTTCACCAAACAGGTTGCCGCGATCAACGCCGTCGGGTCGGTGGCGGAGAAATTCACCGTCACCCCTTCTGTTCAGCAGAAGCTGGAAACCGCTATTCAGGAATCCAGTGCATTCCTGAAAAAAATCAACGTGCTGGGCGTCGACGAAAAAGACGGCGAGGCAGTGATTCTCGGGGTCGGCTCGACCATTGCCGGCCGCACTGACACCAGCCAAGCCGCCCGAAACCCTCGCGGTGTGAGTTCGCTCAAGAACGACACTTACAGCTGCAAGAAAACCGACTTCGACACCGCGATCCCTTACGCGCTGTTGGATGCCTGGGCTAAATTTCCGGACTTCCAGGCTCGGCTGTCCGGCGCGATCGTCGAGCGTCAGGCGCTTGACCGAATCATGATCGGCTTCAACGGCACAAGCGTTGCGGCGACTACCGATCGGACCGCACATCCGTTGCTGGAAGACGTAAACGTGGGCTGGCTGGAGAAATACCGCACCAAAGCGCCAGAGCGTGTGCTGAGCAGCGGTAAGGTCGCCGGTAAAGTCACCATCGGCCCGACTGGCGACTACAAGACCCTCGACGGTCTGGTTTACGACGCCATCCAGCTGCTGGACCCATGGCACCGCAAACGTCCGGATCTGGTCGTTTTGGTCGATCGCAACCTGCTGCACGCGAAATTCCTGGCCAATATCGAAGGCGCCGCCGACAACGAAAACGAGCTGGCAGCTGCGCGAATCCTTGCCAACGGCACACTGGGCGGCCTGCCGATCGAAGACGCACCATTCTTCATCGACGGCGGCATCATGATCACCACGCTGAAGAATCTGTCGATCTACTTCCAGATCAGCAGCCGCCGCCGCATGACCAAGGACGAGCCAGAGCGTGATCGCATCGCCGACTATCAATCGTCGAACGAAGACTACGTGATCGAAGACTTCGGTCTCGGCGCTCTGGTCGAAAACATCGAAGAGGCCGCGTAACAATGGCCCTCTCCCTCGCTCAACGTCACCGGCTGCAGGTGCTTGCCTCGCAGGAGGCTGCTGCCGCTTCGCCCGCCGTTTCGATGGCGGGCGGGACGGCCTACGAAATGCAGCTGGCCCAGCTGCTGCAGGATCGTCTGCGCCTGAAACAGATCCAGTCGAACGAAGGTAAAGCCGCGCTCAAGTTGCAGCTTTTGCCGGCTTATGTGCCTTACGTCGACGGTGTTCTGGCAACGGGCAACGGCGCTCAGGACGAAGTGCTCACCACCATCATGATCTGGCGGATCGATGCTTCCGATTACAGCGGCGCGCTCGACATCGCGGACTACGTGTTGCAGCACAGCCTATTGATGCCCGATCGCTTCGAACGGACCACCGGCTGCCTGGTCGCCGAAGAAGTCGCCGAAGCGGCGTTGAGCTCACAGAAAACCGGTGGTGGATTCGACCTGGCCACCTTGCACCGGACGATGGAGCTGACCGCTGAACAAGACATGCCGGATGAAGCCAGGGCCAAGCTGTACCTGGCTACAGGACGCGCCACTGTGGCCGGTCTGAATGCCGATAACCCGGGCCAACCCGGTCAGGTAATGGCCGGTATTGAACTGCTGAAACGCGCCATTGAGCTGAACAACAGCTGCGGCGGCAAGAAGGATCTGGAAGGCGCCGAACGCCTCCTGAAAAAGATTGCTCCCCCACCAGGGAGCTGACCGAGCGTACCCCGCAACCCCGGCGGCCCGGGGCTGAACAGCAGGTTTCTCTCCTTTCCTTGCTGTGACGCCCCGGCCACCGCCGACTGAGGGCTGAACCATGAGCGGATTTATTGCCACCGGCGGCACCGACGAACCCTTCGTTATCACCAACGATGGGTTCTGGCCTGACATCGATGTCGTACACCTGCGCGGATCCATCCGCCTGGATGGCAGCATCACTGACGCACGCATTGAAGTCGTGACCGTCAACGCGTTGATCCAGGTGAACGGCGAACTGGCCAAGGTGAAGTCGAACCATGTGGCGAACGGATACACCACCATCGCGGCAGTGCCGGCGTTTGAAATCAATGGCGAAAGCCACTTCATCCATCTTTACCGCCGCTCGATCTATTGCAGCGTCGGAGCGGAGCTCGCTGAGCGATATCGCAGCTACGACACCAGCGTCGACGGCAACAAGAACGCGGACGAACTGACGCCTTCGGTCGACGAATACCGCCGCGACGCCCGCTTCGCCATTCGCGATCTGTTGGGCGTCGGTCATTCGACTGTGGAGCTCATCTGATGACGACCTCCGTGTATGCGAATCAGGGCGACACCGTCGACGCCATTTGCTGGCGGGTCTACGGCCGCACCGCCGGCATTACGGAGGCAGTACTCGAGGCAAACCCTGGCCTGTCGGATCTCGGCACGATCATTCCGCACGGCACCCTGGTGGCACTTCCGGATATCGCACCGCAAGCCCCCGAGCTGCAAATGGTGAACCTATGGGATTGATCCACCGGACCGCACACACAGACGCTCCACCACCTTCAACCTCGGACAGCGGAATCACGCGCATGCCTGACAAACCGGATACATGGGCCTGGTTAGCTGCCTGGCTCGAACTGAACTGGCCTGCCTTTTACGCTGGCGGGCTTGCCTGTGTGATCGCTGCACTGCGGATCATCTACGGCGGCGGCACCTGGCGCCGGGTTTTGCTCGAGGCGCCGCTGTGTGGCGCCCTGGCACTCTCAGCGAGCCACGGACTTTTTCTGCTGGGCATTCCCGCCACTACCGGCCCTTTCTTCGGCGGTGTGATCGGACTGCTCGGCGTTGAGGGGACCCGCGCACTGGCCAAGCAATTCTTCAACCGCAAGGTGGATCAGCTATGACAGTTTTACGCCACGGCGATCGCGGGCAAGAGGTCCGCACACTGCAGCAGCGCCTCAACCTGCACGGCGCTGGTCTGGATCCGGACGGTGATTTCGGTGATGCCACCGAGGCCGCGGTGCGAAATTACCAGCGCAAGGTTGGACTGGTAATTGACGGCATTGCCGGCTCGAAAACCGCTTTGGCGCTGGCCGGCGCGGATTGTTCGAACCTGCTGCAGCACGAACGGTTGGTAAACGCGGCTGCGCGCCTTGGCGTTGAGCTCGCGGCAGTCATGGCGGTCAACGAAGTCGAAAGCGAAGGCAGCGGTTTCCTGGACAACGGCAAGCCGAAGATTCTTTTCGAGCGACACATCATGTATCGCCAGCTCAGCACGCCGCGCGCACCTGGTGATGATGCAGCCGATTTGAAAACCCACGCCGACCAACTGGCTGTGGTCCAACCCAACCTGGTCAATCCGAAATCAGGTGGTTACGCCGGCGGAACGGCAGAGCACCAACGCCTGGCGAATGCCCGACTGATTGACGATCGTTGCGCGCTGGAGTCGGCCAGCTGGGGCGCGTTCCAGGTGATGGGCTATCACGCCGAGCGCCTTGGATACGCAAGCGTTTCGGACTTTACCGATCGGATGGCCCGAGACGAGAACGAGCAATTCGAAGCCTTCGTGCGTTTTATCGAAGCTGACCCGGCGCTGCTCAAGGCGCTGAAGGGCAAAAAATGGGCGGCGTTCGCCAAGGCCTACAACGGCCCCAACTACGCCCGCAACCTGTACGACACCAAGCTGGAGCGCGCCTATCAGCGTCACGCTGCAGGCTGCCCCATTCCGGAGGCCGCATGATTGACCACGAGCAAATCCGCAAGCTCAGCCCCGCCGATGGCGACATTTTTCTACTGCCGGCGGACTCGCCGTATGACCTGGCCCGACAGCTCGGCGAAGCGATCGCAATCGCAAAACCGGGAGTGAAGGTCATGATCATGTGCGGCGATGTGCGCAAGCTCGATGTCGCCGCGATGAATGCAGCTGGCTGGTACCGCGCGTGAGCACCCTGCGCCAGGCGATCTACGGCATCGCCTTGCTCGGCTCGATCGCGCTCCTGATCTGGGCCCAGTCCCAGCGGATCGAGGTCGCTGACAAAAATGCCGAGCTGGCGAATCAAGCGGCCGATGTTGCTCGTGATAGGGCAACGCGCAGCGAGGCGACGGCCAACCAACTTCAGGCATCTCTGCAGGAAGAGCGGAACGCCCAAACCGTATTGCGCGGCGTTCAAAACCAGCTGCGCCAAGGGCTCGCCACCCGTCAACGAACGATTGAGGACTTGAAACGTGAGAATGCCGAACTTCGCTTTTGGGCTGATCAGCCTCTGCCTGACGCTGCTCGCCGGATGCGCGAGCGCCCCGCCATCACCGGAGCCGCTGCTTATCGCGACTGGTTGTCCGGCCGTGGTGCCCTGCACCCTGTCGGCGACTAAACCGGACAAGAACGGCGCCCTGCTCATCGACCAGGACGTCACCGAGAACGATTGGGCCCAATGCGCTGCGCAGGTCGATATGGTTTACCAGCATCAGCAGTCCCAGGCAGACCGACCATGAACAAACCAGAATCGCTACGCGCTCACCTGCTCGCCTCGGTACCGGAGTTAAAGAAAAACCCGG